GGATTGGTATACATATGCACGATGAAGATGGTGAAACTATCTATATGCCATGCAAAACACATGAAGAATATGAAGCTCTGACTGGCGATAAAGTTAAGCAAATAGAAAACGAAAGCAAATTGCATGAGACAGCAATATCAATACTGACAAATAGCAATGGCTCTAAGGCGAACTAACCTAGCAGTTGATGTTCCAAACAACCTAAATCGTCTTTTTAGGCGAAGGCTTAATTATCGTAACGAGGTATTGGCTCAACTTAGAATGAGGACAAACCTAGAGGTCACTTTATTTTCTAGGTTGCAAACGCTCATAAGGCAACACATTATGAAGCAAGCAAAAAACCTCACTGAATCCAACTATATCCCACAAAGATCACGAAGAGAGTTTCAAGAGTTGTTGACCATTCTTTTGCGCAGACATTATAAAAAAACATTTCTTGCCATCTACGAAAGGAACTCCAATGTTTATGAGAACCTCACAAGAAAAGACGATGCTTTTGATTTTAGCAATGTTGACTTTGAACAAGTGGTCACTGGGTATATATCTAGGAACGAATTGAGGTTGACAGGAATATCACGTCAACTAAGCAAAAGAATACAAGGAATAATTGAGACAGGATTTGGTGAAGGATTAACGCTCACACAAATCGCAAAGAAACTAAGAGACAGCGCACCCGTAATTAGCAGAATAAGAGCAAACACCATTGCAAGAACAGAAACCCATAACGCCTCATCATGGGCGAACCACAAGTATCACACCGATGTCACAGAAAATCTTGATCTTGAATTAAAGAAAAGATGGGTAAGCGTAGGAGACATGAGAACAAGAGCCTCTCATCATATAGCGAACAATCAAGTAGTTCCTATGCACGGTAAGTTCATTGTTGGAGGCAAGGAAATGGAGTATGCAGGCGATCCAAGTGGAGGAGCAAGCGAAACAATAAACTGTAGATGTGTCATTATTTATGAAGATTCAGTCTAATTTAGGGGTTACTAGGGTATTCCCTAGCCCATCAAAGTGCCTTAGAACGCAAATGGTGAAGCCATTTTTCCTTGATTCTTTAGAAAAACTGGGCTACGGTTGTAAAACATGACTACAGTCAGTGACAATGCTTGCATTTCTATAGAGGAAAATTCTATGCAGAATGACGATAACACTATTGACCAAGAACAAGATAAACAGGTAGAGGTAAATATGGAATCTGAAATCAAGACCGAGCATTTTGAAACATCATGTGAACTTAAAGCAGAAAGCGAGCAAGAGGGAACTTTTGTTGGTTATGGTTCAATATTTGGAAACAAAGACTTAGGGAATGACATTGTAGAAAAGGGAGCATTCCTAAAAAGCATCAACGACAGAGGCGCAAGAGGCGTTAAGATGTTATGGCAACACAAAACCGATGCACCCATTGGAATATTCAACGAAATCAGAGAAGACAATAAAGGTCTTAGGGTTGAAGGGCAACTTGCAATGGGAACACAGGGAGGAAGAGAAGCATACGAATTGATGAAGATGGGCGCACTTGACGGTATGTCTATTGGTTATAAAGCTGATCCTGCAAAACAGATATATGATCCAAAAGGAAAAAAACGACACTTAAAAGAGCTAGACTTGATGGAAATAAGTCTAGTCACTTTCCCCATGAATACGAGAGCAAGAATACAAGCTGTCAAAGGGGAGGAAATGAACATCAGGGATTTAGAGAAAGGACTGCGTGATGCTTTCAACTTTTCTAGGTCTGATGCTAAAGTCGGTGCAAAAGCACTGCATGACACTTTCGCACAGCGTGATGCTGATGAAGAGAGTGACATAGAACTCTTAAAAGCCATAAGGCAAACAACAACATTCTTAACAAAAATAACTAAGGAATAATCATGTCTGAAGAAAATATCGTTAAGGAAGCTATTTCTGATATGGGCAAAGCGTTTGAGGAATTTAAAGCCACAAACGACAAGCGTTTAGCGGAAATTGAAGAAAAGGGTTCTGCTGATCCTTTAACTGAAGAAAAGTTGGCTAAAATTGAAGCTGACATGGACAAGTTAGAAGATGTCAACCAAGCGTTGACTAAGCAAGCTCAGGCTCAAGACCAAGTAAAAGATCAAGTTGATCGCATTGAAACTATGTTGAAAAGACCAGAGATGGGACTTTCTACACAAGACATTGACGAGAAAGCAGTTGTCTTTGAAAAGTATTTGAGAAAGGGCAAAGAATCATTAGATGAGATGGAACTTAAAGTTCTAACTGTTTCTAATGACACCACAGGCGGATATTTGGCTCCACCTGAGTATGTTCAAGAAATGCTTAAGACTGTGACAGAAATGTCTCCAATCAGAAGCATCGCTAGAATACGCTCAACGGGTCAAAGATCAGTCCAAATGCCAAAAAGAACTGGTCAGTTCTCAGCACAATGGGTTGCAGAGAGTGGTACACGTTCCGAAACAACTGGATATGCAGTTGGGATGGAAGAGATACCTACTCACGAAATGTACGCATTGGTTGATATCTCTGAACAAGATTTAGAAGACACCGTCTTTGATCTTGAAGCAGAAATGTCAGGTGAGTTTGCCGAGCAGTTTGCTAAGGCAGAAGGTACTGCATTCGTTAGTGGTAGTTCAGTAGGTCGCCCTGAAGGTCTTTTGACCAACAGTTCTGTAGGCGAAACTGTTAGCGGACACGCTAGCACGATTCTTGCAGATGGCTTGATCTCATTGGTTCACGCAGTAAAAAGTGACTATGCTAGAAATGGAACTTTTGTTTTTAACAGAACTTCATTGGCGGCAATCAGGAAACTTAAAGATACTGCGGGACAATATGTGTTCCAAGCGGGTATGAGTTTAATCGGTGGTGCGCCATCAACAATTCTTGGTTTCCCTTATGTGGAAGCTACTGATATGCCAAGTGAAGGTAGTAATACCTATCCAGTGCTTTTCGGTGACTTCAACAGGGGCTACATGGTCGTTGACAGAGTACAACTAGCTATCTTGCGTGATCCTTTCACTCAAGCTACTAGTGGTAATGTCCGATATGTTGCAAGACGAAGAGTTGGTGGTCAAGTCATTCAAGCTGAAGCTATTAGAAAGCTGAAGTGTTCAACATAAGGGGTAGTATATGAAAGATTTATCTAACAATATTGCACCTGTTGTCTCAATTATCAACGCGGTCAAAACTGCGGCTGCTAATGGAACAGGTGTTGATCTTCAAGGTTACGAAAGCGCAACGGTATTGGTTGATGTAGGCGCAGAAGGAGATACTCTCTCTGGATCAGTATATTTTGAAATCTCATTGGAGCATTCTGATGATGATTCAACTTACACTGATTGCGCACAAGCTGACATCATAGATGGGACAATTTCCTCAGGCGGAATTTGGCTCATGCTAGATGGCTCAACTGGTGGGAACCCCGACAGCACAGGCGGAATTTTCCGTGTGGGTTATGTTGGTGGTAAAAGGTATATTCGTGTAGTTCTTGCTAAAACTGGCACACACTCTAACGGAACGCCTATTGGCGCGATGGTTATTAAGGGTCATGCCAGACATAGCGATGACAACGACTTTACTGCTCATAACGCTTAACCTGAAAGTATAAGGGTCGGTGAAATGATATATCTGACCCTATTGAGTTTAAAAGAGGGGAGTCTTGAGATTCTTCCGTCTTGTAAAAAGACTTCCTTCTCTCACTTAATTTAAGAGGAAACAAATGGCAAAAGGTAAAAAGAAATACAATATCATAATTCCAAAGCCGGGAGCTGATGATGAGTTTGGTGCAACAACTAGACTTTACACTGCAAGCGAACAAGTCAATGCAGAAGAGAAATGGCAAGAGGAACTAATGGAAACATTCGTAGCCAACGGGTGGGCAGAAGAAATTAAAGTTGATGCACCTGTTGAAACAAAGAGAGCAAGGAATGACAAAGGTCAACTACAAGCAGACGACCCAACAACTCCTGATGTCAACGAAGCATGGGAAGGTGGCAAAGCTCCTGCTAAGAAGAAAAAAGCTCCTGCGAAAAAGAAAACTGCAAAGAAAAAGACTGCAAAAAAAGCTAAGAGCTGATCTCTATGAGGTCAATGTGGCACATTTGGCAAGGAGCCTTGAGTTCTGATATATGTGATGAAATAGAATCATTGCCTAGAACAAACCCAAATAACGCAGGTGTTGGCATATCGCCTCAAAACACATCTCTAAATCAAGACATAAGAAGATCAAAGACATCTTTTTATCCCTATAACTCAGAAGAAGCAAATGCTTTAAACAAGCACATTCTCCCTTTTGTCA